AAAACACCTTATGCTGGATGGCTTAATCAGGTTAGCGCATACAATTCATATTTTAACAGACAGCCAGTTATCGTTTGCGCCAACAATGTAGAAAACAAAGTTTATCATCCAGAGAATGGTGATTGGATGTTGGAGCAAGATCACTTGAACAACACAATGCAGAACATTGTTCAAGATCTAAAAAGACACGAACATATTTTAAGAAAAAGTGACAACCTGGAAGAGTTAGTCCAGATGGTTATTCCTGACTGGGATCACATCTCATGGAGCAGTATGAATCCAGAGGTTCTTGATGAAGCTAAATTATTATTTGGAGTTATATAAATGAATGCAGATCTAAATTTACCAATAGTTAAAATAGAAAATGAAAAGGCTCCTGAGATGATCAGTACAATTGATAAGATAGATCCTGATCTAGCTTCATCTCTTGTGAAGTTTCAAAGTAAGATGAGGTTAATTGAAAAAGACGGCAAGTCTCATAACAATACATACACTACTTATGACAAGCTTATAGAAGCCTTTAGAGAGCATGGACCAGAATGTGGTCTTACACCATACATAATGATAAGAGGTAACTTTATACAGGCTCATATGATCCATGAGAATGGACATCTTAGTCCAGCATCTATTGTTGAGATGCCAGAAGAACATAGTCTTCGTGCTGGCAACAATTTGCAAGGCTTGGGATCTGATATTACCTATCTTAAAAGATACATTTTATCAGCTATGTTAAATCTTGCATCTGGTGATGATATGGATGGCAATCCAATAAAAAAAGAAACTCTAATAAAAAAAGAAACTCCAATAAAAAAACAAGATCCAAAATCAATGGAAGCTAATTTGATTGATGGCATTGTAAAAACAACAAGACTGCCAGCCCTTATGTCCTGGAAGATGGACAATGCAGATGCATTAAAATTTTTTGAAGAAACGAATGTTGAAGGGCATGTTCGTATTTTTGAACATTACAAGAAAAAAGAAACTGAATTAAAGGAGAAAAAGTAAATGGGAAGACCGCATATGGGTAACTCAAGGGTTACAGTACACCAAGATATAAAACAAAACTGGGCTAACGGAGAAGCTACAGGCTTTAAAGATATTAAAGCTTCCGCTTGGATTAATTGTGGCAAGGAAGGTCCCAGCCAAGACGATCAAGAAGTTATAGATATGTTTACCAAATGGTTAAAGACAAACAGCTACACAGTTGGAGTTCAGATCCAAGAAAAAGCTGGTGACAATTTTATAAAATTATTAAGCGTAAATTTATTTGGTAATACGGAGGAGTAAATGAAAGATGCAGAGGAAAACAGCATCTTGGTCAACACTAAGCAAGCTTCGAAAATTTTATGGGGAGACATTTCTCCATCAGCCCAAAGAAGGACAACAAGACTTGCGAACAAAGGAGTCATCAAACATGTCAGAGAAGGAAAGCTCTACTGGTTCAATCGAATTGCCCTTAAACGAGTTGCTGGTGATACCGACAGAGAACAAGATAACAGTAGTAGTGCAAGGCAAGGTTTATACATGCAAGGCAAGCAAGCAAGTCTTGATCCGAAAAGCACAAGAGTTTTTAACAAGAGGGATTCTTAGTAAAGAAAATCCAAATGGCTAAAAAGTTAATACCAGGAAAAGAAAAATCTAAGGGCAAGAAGTACAGCCATAGACCAAAGAGATTTGAGGACCAATGGTACTGCAAAGAAACAAGAACATGGCTCAGAGGTACAGATCCAGATGTCAGTTGATAAGGGGATGATTTTATATAATGCCTGTAGGGATCTTAATCACATCTGTAATGATGTATTTCCATACGCACATGAAGATCATACTGTTAACGATAAGATCTTAAAAGAGCTGTATCAGGATCTACAGGACATCCAACAAAAATATTTAAGCGAAGTTAGAAGACAAAGAGTCGAACATGGATGAGTTTGATCTTTATTTAAGAATTATGATGGTGGCAATACTTGCATATGCTGGTTTTGTTAAATTATTGTTCAGTTTAGTACAGTAATATTGTCAGCATTGCTGTAAGCCATTTTAAGCCCCATACAGAATCATTTGTAGTTTTAGATCAGATCGTATTAAGGACCTATTAGTTTATCTTCTTAGGGCTTATATGAAGTTTTTTTTCAGCCAAATACATGTTTGTAATGTCACTTACAAACTCGCTGATGCCGAAAGCTAAATTATGATCTAAAAGGTACTGCAAGGCATCTATATATTCCTGTTCCTCTTCACATTGTATTAATCCGTGGATCTTCATAATAACTTTGTAAAGATTTTCTTCTGTCATTAATTTGTCTCTATAAATTTTCTTTCTGGCTTATAGCCATGATCAGAATCTTCATTTAAAATTGTTACTTCAATATTATTAGCGAGCATTCCCTGGATCAAACTTTCGGCTAACAGATCATCGACATTATATCCCATGTTAGTCCTTCCAGAAACATTCCTTCTCCAGTAGTCTCTCGCCCATTGATTGTTAGGATGGAATGTATATATTAACCCATGGCATACGACATAGAAATCTATCTCATATGCTGGTGGGATCTCTGGTGATATGTTTGACGATGTTTCTTCCTCTGGTCCCATCTTTTTTTGCTCCATAAAAAAAGGGAGCCGCAGCTCCCTCTCATTTAGTATTTTATTAAGTTTATAAACTAGCCACCATATCTAAAGTTTTAGCATCCTGGTAATTACTTAAAGCAATCACATGAGCATAAACTCTCTCAGTAGTTGCGATCTCCTGGTGTCCAAGAAACATTGAGATCTTTTTAAGATTATCTCTTGAGTCACCATCAGTTAAGATCAGTTTACTAGCAACATAATGTCTTAGGCTGTGCCATGTAACTGGAATAGCTCCGCTTAATTTAATAGCTCTTTTTAAAATGTATGCAAGAGTATCGTAAGAAGCTAACTCACCTTCGTAGTTATAAGATGATGTATTGTTAGCTCTAGCCCCAGCTCTAAATCTTTCACCATATCTGATAAAAACTTCTTTATCTTCCTGGCTGTATTTAGTTTCCATCTTCCAAGACAATAATGCTTTTTTAAGATCTGGATTAAGAGGAATCTTTCTACCAATCATGGCTGTACTTTCTCTTAACTTATCAGCTTTAGTTCCCTCGCCTTCTGATATGTTTTTATTGATAGTAATAACATCATTATCAAAATCAATATCAGACCATGTTAAAGCAAGTTGCTCACCAGCTCTCATGCCAGTCTTAACAGCCATCAAAAACATTAGCTGCGAAAATGTATCATCAAAAATATTTTCTTGGATCAATTGAATGTTCTCTTCGGAGATACTTTGAATATCAAATTTCTTTGAATCATTTTGAAATAAAACAGATACCATTTTATGAACAGTAGGCTTCGTAGAAATAAAATCTTCTGTCTGACACCAAACAAAAAATCTCTCTAAACATGAGTGATGATTTTGAATTGTCTTCCTAGATCTGCCTTTAGATTTATTATACCTATAAAAATCTGAAACATCACTAGCTCTAACTTCGTCACAAATCATTTTGCCAAGATCATACTGTTTTAATAATTTACCGACATAGGTATATCTTTGATACCTATCTGTTGTCATCTGGTTAGAGTCGTACAAAGGGTTAATATCTTTTTGCAAGAAAAGAGAATAAATATTATTTACAGATTTCTTATTCGCTTTAGGTACAATCTTGTTATTAACTTTTTGCTTATAAATATCTCTAGCAGTTGCTTCGGCAAGATCCCTAGTTTTAAAATGCGTATTTCTATATTCAGCATTTAAAGTTTGGTCTTGAAAAGAGACATGCCATGAAGCATGCCCCTTTTTTGATCTAGTTTTTCTTTGTGTAATTTTATAAGGCACTCTCATCATTTCCTCCTATATGTTAATTGATATGTTTGACTTACAAAGACAAACTAGATCACTATAGCCGTACCTGTCAAGAGGGGAAATTTCCGAGCTTCGTGAATTAGCGGAAAATATAGCGTCACGGAGAGCGTCACGGAGGTTTTTAAAAAATGATTATCGTTATAAAACAATGGTTTAAGGATGGCAGTCCCTAGGGGAATCGAACCCCTTAACTAGCGTTTTGTAGTCTCATTTAACGCACAATACAAGCATTTAATGAAACCCAATGACTCCTATTGATTTACATCGTAGCGTCACGGAGAGCGTCATGCTGTGACGCTGGACATTTTAATAGTTAGATTTCTTTTGTTTTTTCTTTGGCTGTGCAGATGTTCTGACTACGCCTTTTGTCTTACCACGATCAGCAATTCTTTGAGCTGGTGAATTAGATTTTGTTCCACTTGGTAGAGCAGATCCACCTACTCCAGCAGTCTGTCCTTGCTTCCTTTTTCTTTGTGAAGATCCTAATAATGTTGTCATTTAATTATTCCTTTTTTTCTGTAATCGTCATTTAATAATTTAATCATATTAGCTCCATAATCTATGTCGCTGTAGATCTGTATTCTGTTTTGTTGAGTTGTAAATGGATCTATTACAATCAGTCCAGCATGTCCGTAATCTTGCCTAGGAAAGCCATGCATATCAGAATAAGAATCTATATCTTTAAATCCTTTTACTCTTAACAAATGAGCTGGTGTTTTAAATCCTGTCTCATGGTTTGATTTGCTTGTTGATGGCATCTCCATCTTTGCATAATTATGTTTATGTCCAGCAACATATATGTCTGCATTGGTATTAAATAGATTTGCTTTTTGCATTCCATGTAACGGATTATACATTGAGTGACCTGGGAAATCATGTCGGAAATCAGCTTTAACAGATGTACCATTTGGGAATTGAAAGTCTACATTAATTCTCCAATCTACAGTTAAAACTCCTGATGCCGAAGCAAGCCATTCCATCTTATCATATTGTTTATTACCAGGCTCCCACATGTCATGGTTACCCCTTAAAATAAGACACCAATTTATTTCCTCAATAATCATTTCTATAACTTTGTAGACCATTGATTTAGTCATTTTTTGTTCAGGGCTGTATTTCAAACTTAGAAATCGTTGCCAATTATTGTGTGTGTCTCCAATGTTTACAGAATAAATTGGATCTGGAGATCCTCTGTCTGGATCAAACTTTTTTAGGGTTTCCATTAAGGATGTTAAAACATCGAAATTACAGCCACCATCGTCAAGATGTGGATCGCCCCAAACGCAAATCCCTGTTACAAGATCTTTAGAAAACTTTATAGGGACCAGCTCTAATAGATCATCCTTTTCTTTTTTTCTTCTCCAATTTTCATGGGCATATTTAATAATTTCTTCGGCAGTGAGATCTTCATGCTTAACCATTTTTTCCAAACCAGGAATAGTATAACTTTGGTTATCGTCTTCGGTCTTGTCCATCTTGATAATGTGTCTGGCTGATTTTAATCTACCCTTTAATTGATCAAGAGTAAGGTCCATAGATAAAGCAAGATCTGATTGTTTTTTCCAAGTTTTATTTCTACCTACTTCATTACCTTTAGCAACAAGATCTTCAGCTTCTTCAAAGCTCATTGAGTTTGTAGATTTAACCATTAGTTAGTCTCTATGTCTATATCATCACTCATTCTATAGACAGTTCTGCAATCGTAATTAGAACATATTAGCTGGCTAATTTTTTGCTCATCTAAATGCTGTTCGGCTTCAATATTGAAATCAATAGATCCACATTCTGTGCATCCAAATATTTCTCTCTTAGCAAATGTTAATACTGTATTCATGTACTCTCCTCATTACATATCTGTATCGTCTAACTCGTTGGTTAATTTTCTTCTTCGACTACACGATGCAACACAAACATCAGTCGAAGTCATTGAGACTCTCTCATGGATGAAATAATTGAAACTAAAGACACAGATTAAACTTATTATGTTGACTGTGATCAGCTTCCAGCTATGTGACAAAATAAACTAACTAAGTTTAATTTTATCCTGTATCTGCCTTTAAATTTCTATCCATGATAACCTCCCTTTTATCTAGTTATTAAATATAAAACTTCTGAAATTTTCATTGCTGTTGCTTTTGTAGTTTTCAAATCAGGCGTTACACCATCTCGATATGTTACTAACAAAACTCCCCAGGCATCTTCAGATGACATTATAGGGCATGCAATGTTTGGTACATCTCTATCAAGAGAAGTACATTGACTTAAAACAAAATGACCGATGACATATTCGTCACCTTCCATCCAGTATCCTGTTGGTAATAGATCTGCGCTGTTTCTTGGCTCAGTAAATAATGGAACAATGTTTCTGGCATCTACCCAATCGTATAACCAGATTGAATCAATATCTCTGTCAGATCTTAGAAGCCTAGTCATAAGATCCTCTACTCTAGCTTTCTTCTCAGGATCGTTCTCGTACACTTCTACTATTGGGATCTCAGTATCTTCTTCAACACCCAAGCTTGTGTATTGCTGGAAGCCTATGTAACCAATAACAGATACAATAATAAGGCTTGTGATTTTCATTACAAAAGCGGACCAAGATTGCTCTGGTGATATTATTCCTTTTATTGCATCAATGATTTTATCCATCATATTACTTTCTCATCTTTTCAATAGATCTGGATCCAAACCAGAAACAACAAATGCTCGACATTAAACCAGCATCGTAATCGGTAAAGATTTTATCTATTACTTTGTATAATTCACCGCCATCCATGTAGAGTTGGACCACAGCAAGTAACTTTACAGACAGCCATAAAATAATAATCATATAAGTTACTACTGGTCTCACAGTAGAGCTTAGAGTTACGGACCACTTGCTTGCTTTAGATTGTATTGTTTGTGAATGCGCATAGACACCAGCTACTTCTGCTGTGTCTGTTTTTGCTTCCTGTTCTTGTACTTTGTATTTAGCCTGGGCTTCCAGCATCTTTAATTTAAAAGCATTTTCTTGTTTAGCTTTAAATATATCTATGATGGAAGGAACAGTAGATCCAGCGAAGCCTATTAAGCTTCCAAGGATTGAGAACATTAGTCTTTGTTGCTTGTGGATTCTATTGTTATTTTTAGATCTGTTTCTGCTGGTGTTACAGTAGAAACATTAACACTGCCTGGCTCGGCACATGCTGTAATTAAAACAGCAATCATTATTGTTAAAAAATATTTCATAATCTTTCCTTATATATTTTGTATTATTACTAAAACAGTCCCACCTAGGACCGAAAACAATGTTGCAAATAAAAGGTACTCTAATCTTTTTACTCGACTTAAAGTTTCCATTGATAAACTTTCACATGATCGTTGATGATCCATAAGAGCTTGCTCTAAAACAGCTACTTTTTTGTCTACATCTGCAACAGTTGTTTTAGCCATTAGATTTGCTCTACAGTATCGCTAGAGGTATGACTTGCAGCATCAGTTGATACAGCTCCTCTAGTGCAACCTATAAGATTTGTTCCATCAACTTCAGTGTATGTAATCTTTTCATCACCTATTTGCACAGTACCAGACGCTGTAAATGGGTTTGAATTACCGACAGGAATAGTTGTTACAGAGTCATTAATATCAGATGAAAGGCTATTAGAACCTTTATAATCTGCATTAGCTAACCATGAAGAACCATCATGTTTGTATTTCCAACCCCAATAATCTGATTTAGCATCTACGCCTGTGTGCAATGTTGCGTTGCTTGAATTGCAATCTGAAATAATTAATTCAGGTGTACCGCCTACACTAATTGTTGTTTGGTCTGAACCTACATCTACAGTCTTACTATCTTCTAGATAATAAAGACTTATATTTGTATCTTTTCTTACTATTGTTTGCATTGTTTACTCCTTATAAAAAACTTGGCTTTGTAGGAAAAGCAATATTTGGAAAACCATTTTGTGCAGGTAAATCCCTTAATGCTTGTCTATATGTAACTGCTTCAGCTTTTTGTTCATCAGTTAAAGGGGTATCAGAAGTTAAAGCCCAATCAGTTTGACTTAATAAAGTATTTCTTTGTGATCTTACTAATTTTTTATTATCTTCAATAGTATTAGCCTCATTAACTAAATCATCATTAACTTCTAATGTTACATATTGTTTTGTTGTTGCATTGTATACTTGTGTTTGTGCCATGACTTACTCCTAACCTATAATTGCGTAAACAGAAACTACGCCTTCCATAATTGCTGTACTTTGTGCATTTTGGCTATCGTCTGCTATATAAAAATAAAATCCATCTGCATAATTAGTTGTGGAATTTGTAGTGCCTGATGAAACTACACCACGAGCAAAAGCATGACTTGTATCTGATGAACTCCACCTCCAAGTAGAGCTATAATCATATGAACCATTTTTTAGAGAGTTAGTGTATATTGCTCTACCATTTAACTGACCACCATGACCTGATGTATTGTTATAATTTTGTTTAGGATTATCTACATCATTACCACTAAATGCAGCACGAGCACCACCATCACCTCTTTGTAAAGGAAACCCTGCCGATACTGTTTTAGATGTTTGTATTCTATCACTACTGTCGTAGGCACTAAATATACTCATTTTTACATTATTACCAGAAAGAATACTAGATGAACCATTGTAAGGTTTAAAAGTAAAATGGTTTCCACTTGCTGCAAAACCAACACCATAATAATTAATTTCATATGCTCTAACATTTGCTGCTGTATAACCTGATGGTAAACTAATTAAAACATTTTGTGCTGTGCTAGAACCATCTACTCTAAAATCATAAGAGCCACAGAATATTCTAGCATCTGATGGAGCAGGTAAATTAGTTAATTGTGAACCATCAACAGCAGGAATTTTTGCGTTTGCATCTAAGGTAACTGTATTATGTGCAGCAGTTCCTGATTTTACGCCTAATTGTATTTCTGTAGCTGATAATGCTTTACCTATAAGTTGCGTACCAGAAGTTGCTATCGCTCCAGCATCAGTTGCAAAATAATTAGTACCAATAGCAAGAGAGCTGTGTCCTTCAGATATACCACCATTAATATTTATTTTACCTGTAGCAGTATCAGATATTGCTTCAGCAGATATGCCTAGATAGTTGCTTGTAGTTAGGTTGGATGTACTGCCTGACTGAGCATCAAGCTGATGTATAATATTATTTTCACTACCAGAACCAAAATTAATTAACGCTTGAGTTTTAGAATAATTACTACTTACATTTGGATAGCGTGTAGCTGATGAAGAAAATTCTTGTACTGAACCATTAGTAACGCTTGTACCTGATACTGTAATTACACAAAAAATACCTTTATCAGCATTTGATGCACTTCCAGAAGTAGTTGCTCTTACAATTACAGTTTTGCCACTTGCTATTTTAACACTTCCACATTCTCCAAAAGCACCATTTAAAACAGTTATATTAGATATTTGTGATGTACTTCCCCATGTTAAAGTAGTGTTACTTAATGTAGCTGATTGTGAGTATAAAGCGTAAGATTGAGATAAATAAGTAATTACAATGACACCATTATTATCTACGCTTAAAGTAGTGTCTAAAGACATATTACCGTAACCTGTATCTACTCGATTTCCTACAGCTTGAGCTGAACCAAAAGAAATACTTGTTCCTGATACTGTACCTACAGTTGTGTAAATATCAGCAGTTGAATCAGATTGACTGTTTTCACAATATAAAAACACAACTCTATTTTCTGTTGAAGAATATGCACATATAACATTATCAGAAGCATATTCACTTGGTGTAGCAATAGTAACAGTCGTTCTGCTACCTTGAGTAAAAGTTGTTCCATCTAAATTGATTACAATACAAACTGCATTATTTGTTCCAGATTTTATTCCTGATACTATAATTTTTTGTGCAGTTGTATCGTAAGTTATATTAGCATTTTGAAAGCCACTACCTGACCACGCATTAGAATCTATAACAGTTTGTGTACCAAGTGTTAATGTAGCACTTGAACCTGTACCACTAAAAGTAGCAGTTGTAGCAGTTAAATAATCATTACTATTTAATGCAATAACCACATATTTATCTTGGTTTGGTTCATAAATTATACCTGCATTTCTCTCTTTTCCAGCATCAAAATTAACAGTTGTACCTCTAGTTATTGTTTTTAAATCAGTTGATGAAATTGTATTAGGTGTTAAATACATATTAGTTGTATTTGCTACTCTATATAAATTTACAAATTGATTAGTTGCACCCATTGCAACTTGACCTTCTTCTGCATTACTAACAGTATTTGTAGATAATGTTCCTGTTCCTGAAGATATTGTTGGTAATGCAACTTCTTTTGCCTTACCTGCTGCCGTAAGTACAACTGGTTTTCTAATAGCTATAGCACCATCTGCGACTTTGTTTACAGTTCCAGAACTTGCTGGAAGGTTTGTTAATGCTGAACCATCTACGGCTGGTAACTTTGAGCTGCCGTCTAACTGGACCACATTGTTTGCTCCTGTTCCAGCAGTAAGTGTTGCGGCAGTTCCAAGACCAAGATTACTTCTTGATGTTGATGCTGAAGTAACATCACCTAAGTTACTAGCTTTAGACATAAATCCAGAAGCAGAGAAGGAGCTTTCAACCCATGTGTTGTTAGAGCTTCTTACAAATAATTGATTGCTTGAGCTATTAAAATATAAAGCTCCTGTAATAAGAGTGTTGCCATCATTGTCTACTGATGGAGCTGATCCTTTAGCCCCCAGGTATCTATCATCAAAACTGTCAAAAGAAGCTGCTGCACTTGTTGCTGACGAGGATGCAGATGACGCAGAGCTTGCACCAGCCGTAGCAGAGCTTGCAGCAGCAGTTGCCGAAGCCGCAGCTTCACTAGCTTTTGTAGTTGCTGTATCTTTGTGTCCAGAAGCAGTTGATGCGGATGTAGCAGCTTCACCAGCCTTTGTAGTTGCCGTATCTTTATGACCAGATGCCGTTGTCGCAGAGCTTGCTGCTGCTGTTGCAGAGCTTGCTGATGCTGTTGCAGAGGTAGCTGCTTCGCCAGCTTTCGTAGTTGCTGTTGCCGCAGAGCTGGCTACACTTGCTGCATCAGCAAGAGCTACCCAGGCAGAGCCATTCCATGCATACATAAGATTGGAAGAAGTGTTCCAATACAATGCACCATTAGCTAAAGCATCTCCATCATTATCTGTTGAAGGAGCTGATGATTTTGCACCTAAATATTTATCATCAAAGCTATCAAAGGATGCTGCTGCTGCCGTAGCACTACTAGCCGAAGCTGTTGCTGAAGTTGCCGAAGCAGTTGCACTTGTACTTGCTTCAGCAGCTTTTGTAGTCGCTGTTGCAGCCGCAGTTGTAGCTGTTGCAGCATCTACTAATAATGTGTATTTAGCTGAGTTAGCATTAGATGTAAGGGGCTGGGATCCAGAGGATGTATGACCACTGTTTATTTGAAAAATATTATTTGTTGAAGTGTCTTTAACTATATCTCTTTCAGAGTAAACTGTAGACGCAGCCCAATTACCTCTGTTTGTTCCAAGTGTTGTTGATATTGAAAGATTACCATTACTATCAAAACCAAATAATTTATTAGCTCTATCAGTTGCAGAATCCGCAAATTCAGTTGTTGTAATTGTATTTGTAACAGAAGCCTTAATAGATCTATCAACCTCTTCTTTAATCTGTTGCACATGCATTGTGAGACGATCTAAACCTTCCTCGTGAGACTCGGCTGGGAAAGGATCGTTTTCAACATAATCGTGAGTTTGAGTTAAAGGTACTACTCTTTGTATAATAACAGTCTCGGTATTAGTTGGTGTATTGCCACCAGTAAAAGTTACATTACCACCAGAAGCAGATCCTACTCCTGACACATTGTAGTGAGTTGATATGGTCTTTAATGTTTCGGTCCCAGTAGCAGATCTTATATAAACCTTTAGATCTGAGTTTGCTAATATCTTAAAGTTGTAAGCAAAAACAGTTGTAGATCCATTTCCTGAAAACGATACTTTGTTTGATGTTGTTGATAATGTCATTTTAGTAACCCTTTATTTGTAATAATTTTTGTTCTCTTTTTTCTTTGTCATAATGATTTCTGAACTCCACTCCATATTTGTAATTTCTTGGTCTTGCTAAAATTCTTTTAAAAACCAATCTTCTTCTTGCATTAACTTGACGACTTGCAATCCCAATGCATGTATCTCTTGCCTCTAAATCTGTCTTGCCACTGTCAATAAATCTTTGTTTATTTACTTGATATTTTCTGTCTGCTTTTAATCTTGGCTCAATAAAAATATTGTAATCTTTTGCAAATTCCTTCTGCAAAAATAAATACATATCTTTTCCATTATCCATTTTAGTAAAATTAAAATTGACACCATCAAAGCTATATCTTGGTTTAACTAACGAAGGTCCAGCACCAAATAGAAACCAATCTTTTTGAAGATTTGTTAATTGTTCTGGTGCAAATGGTTTTGATGCAAAGGGATTAAAAAATGAAGACCAACCTATTTTGCTTTGTTTCATTTCTCTTCCATGCAAATCTAAGTATGGATTTACAGTATCGCTTAACCAAGGAATCCCAGTATTAATTTTATCTATTATATCCATATGCTGTCTTAAAACTGGATCTACTATTTTAGCCATTTGTTTAATAACGGCTGGGGTAAAACTTGATGCCATTTGATACAACCAATTCTCACCATATCTTTCTGGCTCAAAGGCTACCTTTATAAAAGTGTCAGCTCCTTGAGCAAAAGTTTTGTTTAAAATTGCATTTTCTAAAGCTAATACGCCACCCCAAAATCTTTGTGTAATAGTATCCTCATCATCAATTAACTCTGGATCATTCAGTATTTTATGAAAATCTTTGCCAATCATCATCCAGGAAGAAAAAGGCTCAAAACCTCTGTATGGCACATATTTTTTAGATCCGTCTTTGCCAATTACCAAGTAAGAATAATCTGGTATATTTGCGACACGCTTTGTATTTCTAACAATTTTTCCTTTTTCAGAATATTCTGATTTTAATGTACCGCCAGTCATTCTAGGATATTCTGTGCCATCCTCGTCTACATAAACATTGTCAGCTAATTGATAGCCTACAAACATTAACATAGATCCACTAGCCATTCTTGTAATAGCTTCTTCTCTTTCTCTTGCAGTACCACTAAGTATTTTTCTTTTAGCTTCACCATGAATCAAACCAAGAGGAGATCCATCTCTAAAAGTAACCATAGCGATGTTGTATGGCGTTTTAAAGAAAGGCATAAACCATCTTAATCCAGAAGATGATATTATTTTTTGCATGTCTTTAGCGTTGCCTTTTAGTTCTGATTGAAAAGTTAAATAATCAGCATCTTTTTGAGATCTTAATAAAGCTTCTTCTGGAGGATCAGCCATAAACTCTGCAATATAATTTATCTTTTCATCACCAGTTAATCCTTTAGATTTTGCAGATCTTTGAGCTTCTATAGATATACTATGTCTTTGAGCTAATACTTTAAAAAACACATCTTCAGCATCTAGCATTCCAGTTGGAAAATTAATTGTTTTTCCTAAACCATTAATCATATGACCGACCATTGGTAGATCAGGATCAGACGCACTTGTGTTCATTATTGATTCCGATGATATAGCTCTTTGCCTTCCACCAGGCAGATCTATTTTTGTTTGTGCGCCTATTTGTTGTGGCTTTGCCCCACCCACTGAAACTGATCCCATTGCGGATAAGCCTTCCCATACACTCATAATAGTTGCTAATGTTGCGTTATTGACCTCATCAAGTTTAAGACCACCATAATCTAATCCAAGGGCATTCGCAGTAGATCCAACAGTTCCCATAGCATATTGTTCTAGTGTGTTTTTACCTAACATAAGAAGATTACCAAAGATATTTCTCATATGAGAAAGAGGAGAGCTTAACAAAGCATTAACCCAAAACTCGTTTGCTCTCTCAAAGTATTGAGCTGTTTTTCCTTCTTTGGCATATTTGTAAAATTGCCTAGTAAATTTATGTCTTCTGTTTTCTGGAAGATCTTGCCAGTTAGAAAAGAATTGCGTTATTTTTTCTTTTCCACCAAGAGTATCAAGAGTAATTAAAGCTTCTTCTTCTGATAATATTTTTCCATCAACCACATTATCTGATTGTTCAGCTTTTGTTGTTGCAAAGCTTTCAGGTCTACCCTGTCTTTGTACTACTTGATTTTCTGGTCCAAAATCAGATCCCCTTCTAAGGGCTACTAAACCACGACCAAGATTTGTTTTTATTCCAGATATTTTTAATTGAACATTTGCTACTATTTCAAATTGTCTTCTTGCTTCCAATATAAATGCATCACTTTTATCTTCGCCTGTTCTTATCTTTGAAATCATTGCGTTAAGCTTTCTGCTTTCAATATTATACAATGTACTCATTGCCATTACATAAGGCATAGGGGGTATCTCACCAGGCTTATTAGCAAGTATTCTTGATAAAGCTTTTTTGTCTGAGAGAAGTGTTATGTCAGAGATATGTTGCATAAGCTCAAAAGACATTTTTTCAGCACCGCCAGACTCAGCATCAAATGCTTTTGCATATCTTCTAGCAATGTACGCAATACCTTTTTCTATATCTAAATCTTCTGGTATCTTTCTGTTAGTAGGATCTAATACACCATCTTTAGTTCCTATGACTCTTACATTACCTATAATGCCATCGTTAAGCATTGGATCTGTAAATATTTCATTTGAAATATCATTTAAGTCTTCATTATCACTTAGACGAAGCCAATTAACTTCTTCTTGTCCGTAAGTAACTCCTTCGTCTTCTAGTATTTTTCTTATTTTTGCTTGTTGTTCTTCTGGAGACAAATTAACATTTTCATTAACTCGTGTGACTTCGTTTTGCAATGCTTCTTGTTTTGCTCTAAATGCTTTGTGCTGTTTTACAAAAGGAAGTTCATCAGTATATTTTTCAATAAATTTTAATAAGTCTTTTGGATTTATACCCATAACACCAGCAAGATTGACTGTATCTGGAGTTAGCTCACCTTTAAAGCCACCATCATCATAATTAAGTTCATCCATAGTAAGATCGGCATCAGGATCTTCAAGCTCTTCTTCAGAATTATCTGCTAATCCAAAACCACCATCCATATCTTCTGGGGCTACAAATACATCTTCTGTATTATCTGGTTCCACTTCTGAAACCTGGCTTCCAATTTCTGGAAATTCTACTTTCTCTGGGGTATCTTCTTTAGGTAAAGCAGTAGTGTCTACAGGATCCACTTCTGGGACATCTGGATTATTGTTTGCCTGTTCTGTAAGTACCTCTTCTGGACCACCACTTGCTACGGAGTCTAAAGCCAGCTCTTCTACTTCATTCATGTTTGGGTATAAAAAAAGGATGCGTAAGCATCCTAATATATATTTTTATAATCTGATTTCGCTACATTAGCTACTATTTTTTGTATCTAACTCAGGTCTTAAATTAATAGATCCATCACTATCTGCAATTGGATCTGTTGTTACTAATTGAAATGTCCTGGAGTTGGATCCATAGCGTTGTTTAATGTTTTCTATTTCTTGATCTGATAATGCCATGTTAACTCCTTAATTGCGCAGATCTATAAATATAATCTGTTCATTTTTCCTGTCTAGTTAATTTGATCTTGATTGTCATTTTGTCCATCTAACTGACTTAACATGTATCCAGCCATAGGAATTGATACACCATATCTCTTAACAATATTAATAATTCTATCATCATAAATTACATAATTATGCGTACTTTTATCTCCACCTTTTCTAGACATTTGATCATCATACTTTAATCCTTTAATATTGTGTTTTACTAAATATTTTCTTAACTCTTCTGCAACATCTGATCCAAAAAATCCAACATCATCATCTTGGTGAATCTTTGTCATTGATTTTTTAATTGTCATTAAAACTGTTTCTCCAGGTAAAGTGTCAAATATATCTTCTAAAAACTTATCAAGATCACCTTCGTATGTAAACTCCATCATTTTTTCAGAATCGCCAAAAATTTCATCCATCTCTCTTTCAGCTACATCTTGAAACTTGTCCATACTCATATTATTTTCTTCAAGAAGATCTTTAACAAGATTACTTAATGATTCTCGCACATCTCTATTTACATAATCATTATAATCTATTGTTTGAGATGGCTTTATATCAACCTCTGTTTCATACATAGATCCTGTATTTTCTATTTTAATTTCACCATCGTTAATAAGGTTCATCAATTCGCTTGTATTATTATCTAGCTCTCTTTGTTTATCTTTCGCATCATTCAGCTTGTTTCTTAAATTTTCATAGTCTTCAGTATATCTGTCGTAATTATTTCTCAATACTTCATCATGTCGTTTTTTCAAAAGATCAGGATTTCGTTGAAACATAAAAAGTGAGTCGTCAACACCTTGAGATTTTTGATCTGTTGGATCTTCACTCATAATGTATTTTGCTGTTCCATCAGGATTATCACCAGCATACTTAGAGACAGTATTAGTGTCTCCAATTCCAGTAAGAGTTTCTTTGTATGTCAAAGCAACCCACCTAAGTCGACTATCGCCAAAAATATTATATTTTTTAAAAAACTCTTCTTCTGAAAGATCACCATATTTTATAAAATCTGGGACTCTACGATTGTTTGAGACTGCTGGTCCATCTGTTAGGCTTTCAAGAAATTTAAGTGGATCTTCTTTTGTTTTATTAAGATGATCAATTGTTCTTTGAATTATGTCTTTATATATAGAAGAAAATTCATCCTTTCTATTATAAGCAGATTCATTTTTTTCTATTTCATATTTTCTAATTTCAATTGACTGATCTATATCTTTCTTTTTTTGATCATATGAATCTTCAACAACATCTTTTAAAGTCAATTCTGGCATTTCTTCAGGATCATAATGCTTTATCATGTCTGACCAAAATCTATATTTTTGAGCTTCATTTCCATCTAATGAATCTGTTAAATTTGTTCTTCTTCCATCTTTAATAGTCTCTACACCAGATATTTCTACTCGCTTACCAAGAAAACCTTTATAGATCTCACTGACTTCTTCTTCCTCTGCAAAGTATAATCCATGACTATATGCCTGGTGTCCTTCACCAGATCCAATTTTAGATACATCAAACTCATCAAATTGATGTGGGCTTCCATGAAATAAAGTTATAGGTTCATTTTCAATTTCATTTTCTTTTTTAAATTTTTCGTTAATTAATTGATTATACATGTCTATTATTTCTTCTGAATAATTTCCTTGCATAGTATCTTTTTGAGCTAATCTAATTCCTATTTCTGTTTTTGGATAAAGAGTTCCATAGTCTTTATTAAAAGGATTTAGATCAATATTATTATCTTTCTCAAATTTTAATATTCTTGCATTTATTTCTTCCATCTCTTTTACAAGAATCTGCTTGTTTGTTGGACCATCAGGTTTATCTATATCAACAGATCCACTACCACCTTCATCATCAGGCATCCAAGGATTAGGATTGTCTGGTATTTTCATATCTTCGTAGATCTCGTTAAGCTTGTTGTAAGCTTTTTTTGTAAGAGGTACGGCTTGTTCAAAAGCTGGACCAAAAACAGCACCAAGAGCATATGAAGAAACTAGGCTTGTTTTATTTAGTTCTGTTGGAAAAGGATTGTTTTCTGGTGGTGACATTCCACCAAATGTTTCTGGATTTGTAGCTTGCCCTTGTATTTGATATTGTTGCATCTGGTAATCAAAGGCAGATGAATATACGCCACCTTCTACAGAAACAAGCATTGTTGGTGAAAGCATTGCTTTCATTATTTTTGAAGCAAGCGTTCCTTTACCAACCTTCCCAGATAATTTAGCTAATAATTTTGCCCCACCTTTATAGATAAGACCTCCTGTCCATGTGCTTGGATCTGTTCCTATACCTCTTAAAGCTCTAAAAATACCATCCCAGGCAACACCATCAAATTTTTGGTTTTCATCTTCATACCAAAGGTTTGCAACACCAGTCGCTTCGCTATCTTCGTACATTTTTAAAAGACGATATATATCAAGTTTAGATTCATTTGATAGCTTGTTAAATTGATCTAATGCAACACCACCATATACAAGATTATTTGCAATCCTAGCAACAAATTCTAAAGCCCATTCAGATATTTCTTCTGGGCTTGCATTATAATTAAAATCCATAGGCTTATACATTTCTGGAAATAAATTTGGATCTTCATATAATCTTTGTGCAGATTCTTGCCATAAGAAAATACCATCTTCACTTTTATAGTTGTGAAGAATTTCTCCACCTCTTGAGTTTACAAATGGATTTTCTTGCTGGCTTTCTTCTGGATTCATAACCCCTAGAGGATTCTCATCAGTATAAAAAGTATTAAAAGGACTTAAACCTTTTTCCGTACTTTCGTCATAATGCCTACGAGCATTAGATAACATATCTTTACCAATTTTGTCTTTATGTAACTCTTGAGTGTTGCCTTCAAAATTATTATTTTTTAGATATTCTATTTGTTCATCTGTGGTGTATGGATTTATTAAAGGATAAAAACCTTCTTCAGTATTAGGTGCGCCTATCGAAAGTTCTGTCATAGTTTTACCAGTAATATTATTTTTAATAGCACCTTTCCAACCTACCGCAGATTTTAAAGATCCGTTACTTCTGTAAGCATCCGGTGGTAGTGGTAAAAATGGAAAATTTGATTTAACTTTTACCTGATCGCTTGTTGGTTCTTTTATTTCTTCTTTTTTTTGCCAATTCAAATTTAATGGAATTTTATTGTGTTCCAGGTGCATTGGATCCGCACCAAAACTTTCAACAGCTTTGTATTGATTAAAATCAGATTGATCTATTATTCCGTCTTGTGGATTTAATGTTTTTAAAAAGCTCATTTATTTTTCAATTTTAGGTGGTTCTTTAGTTGCTGATAAGTAATTTTTTGAAGCATCAAATGCTTTTCCTATACTGATTAAGTAACTCAAATTTCCGTTAAAAGATCGTCTTCTTGCATTCTGTTCTTCTATTGATAAACTTGCAAATGCCTGTCGCATTTGTTTTTCAAAAGTTACTGGATCACCTTTTACAATTGGAAGAATTTCTTCTGGTGTATAAGAAATATCTGTCTCAGTAATATCTTTAAATGCATTTATAACATCGTCTCCAAAAGTAACTGGCAAGGATTGCATGTTAGAAATTTCTTGAGACAGAGTTTGATGAAAACCATCTCTTGCATTATTAAATGCTATTTCTATTTGTTCAATGTTTGGGTATACATTTGAATCATCTTTAGCAACAGAATCATAAAAACTATTCATCATAATACTAACTCTTGCTTTATCATCCAAACTATCAAATCCAGCAAAATCATCGCCAAATGGATTTACTATAGATCTAAGTTTTGTAGCAAATCTTTTTACAGTTTCTCCATAAAGAGTATCATCGTTATCTATTGCAGATTTTAATAATTTGTCTCTATTATTCCAATCAGTATTATTTATTTCTCCACTAACAAGAGCAAAATGATTTCTTTTTTTCAATTTAATTAAATCGTTTATATCCAAAGCACTATCAAATTCATTAATAAATGATACTTGGTTAACACTGCTTGTGACATTATTATTACCAGTCTTTAAATTTTTAAGTGCTGTTCCTAATGCCTTATATTGAGTGTCATCTATCTTTTTATCAGCCCAAGCTATATCAAGTCTTCCTTCATTAAAGCTCATATAACCATTTACAATCTCATCTTTAAATTGGCTATAATTATCATCTTGTACTTTTTCTTTTTCTCTTTTTCTTCTTTTATATTCACTTTCACTAAGGCTGTTGTTTGTTTTCATATT